ATACTGTAGTAAATAATATGGAATTTGCAAAGAAGTTGAGTGTGTAAGAGGTGATTGGGGCATATTGTACAAAAGATACTGATATATTTGTAGAACCAATATTTATAAATATTGGGGGTGGTGCTGATTCTATAAATGATACCACGATATTTGAGGTGCTAACTTCTATGGATGGTTCCTGAGTAAATATTTCTGTGCGCCATGAACCTGTAATAGAACCTGGTACAATTGACATATTTACAGATGGTGTTGGTGGAATGGAGTAATATTGGACAATTGGAGAGGATTGGACTAATCCTGGGAATCCTCTTGCAAATGGTTGCACAGTTGCATAGTATAGATTGTAAAGATCTGAAACATATAAGTCTGCTGATAAATTACTTGTTGTATATGTTTCAATCATTGGCCCATCTGTTGCAAATATACTTACTATGTAACTATCAGCAGATGTAGAACGTGTCCAGGAAGCTGTCATAAAGGTATTTCCAGGTGTGTAGAGAAGTGATGTGGTGATTTTTCCTGGTACAGTATTTGATACGGAAATTCCTGGCAAGCTTGGTACTAGAGAATTGTATGCAAATAGCTCTAAGGAATATGTAGCACCATTGTAGCAATCGTTCGATAAAATATAAGAATATGCAGATATATTTGATACTGTATTGAATAATATAGAATTTGAGAAGAAGTTGAGTGTGTAAGAGGTGATTGGTGGATATTGTACAAACGATACTGATATATTTGTAGAACCAACATTTATAAATATAGGGGGTGGTGCTGATTCTACAAATGATACCACGATATTTGAGGTTCCAACTTCTATGGATGGTTCCTGAGTAAATATTTCTGTGCGCCATGAACCTCCAATAGAACCTTCTACAATTGACATATTTACTGATGGTGTTGGTGGAATTGCATAATATTGTATAGTGGGTGTAGTTTCTACTAATCCTGGGAAGTTGTTTGTAAATGGTTGTACAGTTGCATAAAATAAGTTGTAGGCATCCAATAAGATATCTGTCTTTTGGAATAAGTTACTCGTCGTGTATGTCTTTATGAAATTTGTACCTGGTGAATAAATTGCAACATTGTAATATGTATTTGATGCAGCTGGTATCCATTCCACTGTAAAATATGTATTTCCAAGAGTATATGCAATTGTTGGTGTTATTCTAATTGGTAATAGGACGTTTGATGAAAATCCAGGAATACTTTCTGTGAAATAATTGAGTGATAAAACTTTTACAGAATATGTAGCACCAGTGTAAAAATTACCAGTAAATATATATGAGGTCGAATATGTTGATAATGTTTGAACAGCGACACTGTTTGAGAATAGACTTACTATATAAGATGTAACTGGAGGTAATTCTACAAATGATACTATAATATTTGATGCGGTTGTGTTAATAAATAGAGGTGGTGGGCTTGCTTCTGTAAATGACACCAATATATTAGAACTTGTAACTTGAATAGATGGCGAAGTTGATGTATTTCTTATTGTGGCCCACGATGTTACTAAGTTCATATTTGAAGCGGCTAGTGTTACAGGGGGTGTTGGTGGAATTGCATAATATGTGAAAGAGGGGGTTCTTGAAATTAAACCAGGCCATGTATTCGAAAATGGTTGTACAGTTGCGTAATAAGAACCAAATACATAATTAGAGAAATTAATTCTAAGAGAGGAATCTAGATTATTTAAATCATTCGTTGTAAATATGGGACTTGAATATTCATCTTGATATACAGATACATTATATTGAGTTGCTCCAATACTAGTATCCCATTGCAAGGTTATAAAAGTTTCTCCAGCTATATAGTGAAAAGCTGTATCTGGTATTTTTTCTCCAGGTAAATAAATTATATAGGGTGAAATAGTACGTGGCAATGTTACACTCCTTGAATATCCTGGCAGACTTTCTACTATTTGATTAACGGCAACTACTTCTGCACGATATGTTGTACCTGTATAAAAGTTACCATTTATCACATATGAATAATCTAGAATATTTGAGATTGTTGTAAATACCTGAGCATTAGAATATAATGTAAGTCTATATGATGTGACTTGTATCCTTTCTACGAGGCTAACTGTAATATCTTGTGCAACTGTAATTGAATTTAATATAGAACCGTTCCATGAGAATGTCATTGAATTCGCATCATATATTAAGGATACGATGGGTGGTTCTGGAATAGGATAGTATAATAATGTTGTCGTTGTTGAAAGCGGACCAGGTGTATTACTGTTAAATGGAAGAACTGTTGCATAATAAAAAGAAGCATTGTTTAATTCAAAATCTGTTTGTAAAGATAAATCATATTGATTCAAATCTGTATATGTACGTACTGGTATATTATTTCCTAATATAAAAATATTAACAACATATTGTTCTACGAATAAGCTTGGTGTCCAATTTACTATAAAGAACTCGTTTCCAGGAGAATAAATAATGTTAGCAATATTTGAGCCTGGGCGTATGATATTCTGCGAAAAGCTACTTGCCCCTTTAACAATTGAGTTATATCCTACTAATTCAACGGAATATATTACACCGTTTGATGGCAGAACAAAAGAATAATTATATGCCCTTATATTTGAAAATGTTGAATATACATTCGAATTTATTAAGAGTGATACGCTGTATGATGTGATTGGAATTCCTTCAATAAATGATACTACTATATTTGAAGTTACACTAATATTTGGTGGTGGAGGTCCTTGCCAAGATGCATTTAATGTTGTGTCAAAGGATACTGAAACGGGTATTGCTGGTGGTATTGAATAATAAAAGACTTGGGGTGTTGTCGCTGCTTGGCCAGGTATTCCGTTATTTTTAGGCAAAACTGTTGCATAATAGTAATCATATGCACCTAGCTGGAAATCTGTCTCTACGCTTGTATATGTTGAAGATAGATTGTATAACTGTAATGGTATAGATGAAGTTCCATCTATTCCATATACTTGTACTAAGTATTGAGTTGCTAAGGTACTTTCGATCCATTGAATTGTGAAAAAGGGGTTTCCTGGGGTGTAAAGTATTGTTGCTGATAGTACAGGATTAGCTTTTATTGGAATGGGTATAATTTTACATGGTGATAAGGATTGTTGTGCAGCTGGGGATGTTGCTGAATATCCAAAAAGAAGCCCTGCCCTGCCTCCATAAACCTGTAAGATATTTAGTGTTTCTGCCCATACATATACGGTATATTTAGGAATCTCTAATTGATTTGCTGGTAAAACTAGATTCATGCGAAGTTCAATAGAATGCATTTTATCTAGATTTGCATATCCCATTGGTTGTGAAACTCCATAGTAATGATTTTGTGTTCCAAATGGAAGATGATAATAATATTTATTATGCCATGGAGTTTTTCTTTGTTCAAATGTTGGTAAAATACTTCTAAAGAATGTTGGTGAATCTGTTGCATATCTTACTAGCTTTCCTTCATATACTAATGAAACAGCATCAATAGGTTCAGAATCAATTGCTGTATATGCTGGTACGAGTGCATTAAATGACTTTGTATTTAATCCAGATGCATCTGGCCACCATGGAGATATCTTAGAAGGTTGTGCAAGGTCACGTGTTGCTAAAAAGGGTGCATTTAATCCATCAGCTTCAGGGCGATGTACCATAAAATACAATTCCTTTGTTGGATTTGGTATTCGTAACGGTATATTTACACTAGTTGCTTTTGTATCATATGTAAATGAATAATGTTGTACGATTGGGAAACTTAAATTACCTAGGCGGATACGATTTGCTTCTGGTTTATCTAGATATACGTATTCAAATAAGATATATGAATCTTGGATATCTAGATTATTTGGTAATCTGAAACCAGTTGGAGTTCCTAGGGAAGCTACTGCAGGATTTCCTCCCAGTCCAAAAATTCCTGTACCGTTAAACTGGTCTTCATAATAAAATGGTGTATCTATCGGAGATAGAATTTCCTGATTATCCTGTGTATATGAATGTGCGCTAGATGTATATAAATTTGCAAGTTGATTAAATGAGATACTTATTTGAACTGAATCTGCTCCAATTGCATCGATTGGTAGCGCTGTAGATGGATCCCCACGAGCAAACCAGAATGGCAAAGGTGTTACAACAACTTGATTTGTTGTAGAATGTCCATTTGATTTAGGGGAGAATCCGTTATCATGACGACCAATAAGGCGATTTACAGTAGTTACCTTTTCTAGAGGTGTATGGAATTCATCCAGAACTTCTAATAGTCGTCCATCTAGGGTATCAATCTGAGAACCAGCAATAAGAACTTGCGCTTGTTGAATTAGGGCGTGACCAATTGAATTTGTCCATCCAACGGTAGGTCCTAGATTCTTTACAGATTTAGCAGTACAATATGCAGCAGATGCAGCTTGTTGTGTAATGATGTCAGGCATAGTAGTAACAAGATATGCTCGTGTAATCAAGTGACCTCTTCGTGGCACTGTAAGTTTTGCTGTTGTACCAAATGATGGTCTATTATCGAATTCTACAGCATACCATTCGGTAGTAAACCTACCACCTTTTACAAAGGCTTTTTGAAATGGTGCTTTTGGCTGGCCAACGGTTTTTAATCTTTCATCCTGTAATCCAGAATGAAGGATTTTAAGAAGACCGGCCGATGCCATCTGTTTTGGGGACAGTAGTTATGTTTAATCCGAAAACATCTTATTTGCAAGACCATCCTGAAATCGGAACCATTCAAGTGTAATTACAAATACCTTTACCTCCCAAAGTCGCCAATTAGAACCTGTAGGAGGCCGTACATTTAATGTGAGTGTTATATTCTGAATACGAGATGCATTTGCTGTACCTGATGGTTGATGCTGGGCAGGTGTTTTAGAGAAACTATATCCATATATATATCTGCTAAATGATGCTATTCCACCTTTATGGACAGATGCAATGTGTTGGCGAAACCATTGTTCGGATTCATTAATTAATTCAATACCGTTGAATTGTATCGATGCAGAGTGTAAAAGGGGTTGGCGGGGATTGTATATGGGGTCGTAATCAGCATTGATAACAGATGAATAATTCGTCCATTCATTATTAACGGTTGCTTCCTTTCTCCTTATAAACCAAATGATTTCTTCCATTGGATTATTGACTTCGATTGGTAATTGGACTTGAATTAAATCTTCTATCTTATTTTTTCTGTATTTAAGGGGCTCATCAAATGTAAATGTATTTACAGTTCTTGATAGATTTTCAAAGGGTGCCCGAAGTATTTTTTGGCGTATAGAACCATCCGTATTAGCTGAATAAGTAATTAGTTGAATGTTTTTGAATTGAGGAATAGCTACCCCAGTTTGTATTTGTATTGGTGTAGTTCCATTTAACATAGGGATTTGTTGATTTAGTGGTGTATCGGATGCTGTTTCACAACCTAATTCTCTTTGCCGACGACCGCTGAGACGTCGGATACATTCTTGAAATGGTCGGAGAGTTACATGTATTCTGACAGATCCTTCCTTGCAAGCAAGGAGTGGAAATGATTCTTGTAATTTGACTCTTTGGAAGAAAAATGGAATTGGTATAAATAATGTACCATTTTGTGTTGGAAATGGACGTGTTGAAGGGGTTGATGTAATTGTGTTAGAGGGTTGTGTTCCTAATCCATCAGCTGCTAAGCCATATTGGTTATTTATATCTGCAAATAGGATACTTGCACAGTTAAGAAAATCTCCATCGACGATTTCTAATGTTTGGTCATTTACCTCAAATTCTGCACGTTCTAAAATAACCGAACCAAGTGAATTTGCATAATACCATGGATCATAGTCTGCTGGATATGTATATGTACCATTTTGAAGCTTATTCAGAGTACCATCGTCTAACCAGTGTCCTAATTGGATTTGTATCATTGTGCTAAAGAGTAAATCGCCACAATATACAGATTTCAAATCAAATGTAAAGCGTTGTCCAAATGCTGCTGGACCTCTGAATGGAAACTGTTGAACGGATAAACTATATGGATGAATTCTGCGTGTAGGAGGTAACCACCAAGTTTCTTCTGCAGCTAATGGAAAGAACTCACCATCCTGATAATCACGAGGGGTGAGATCTAATAATGTTGTAATACCTCCAATAGGACGATTTAGTCCTTGACTCATTGGAGATGTCTACTACCACTTGGTCCTTAATTTTAGACCAAAGGCAAAATCAATTAACAGAAAATAATTCTGCTCTTCCTCCTGAGGTATCAAATGCAGTCCAACCTTCAACAATTACCATTAATTCTGTATTTGGAGCACCCGTCCTTGGATCTTTTGGTGATAATGATAAATCTATGTAAAAGGTGGGTTTATCTGCTGTACTGAAATTAATACTTCCAGTTGCCTGCCCTTCAAAATCAGGAAAACGCCCCTTTGCAATATCACCTAATCCAAAATTCATTGTATTTATTTCTACACCTGTATCTGTATCTTCTTTTGCAAAGTTTGTTATATCTTTCCAAATTAAAGGACCCTGAGCAAATTCTCTTGTCTTTCCTGCTATAACCAGACTCAATGAATTGTAATATGAATTTCCTAATGAATTATTTACTTTCCATAATTGATTTGCATTAATATCTGTAATGCTACGGAAAAACCAGAGAATTCTCCCTACTGGATGGCATCCTTCCAAGCGCCGATTGATTACCGATGAACTTCCTTTAGAAACTCCAAGATAATCTAGTTGATTCTGAGTGAATTTAATTTCATATAAACGACGAAAAGGGACACGTAATACATCCATTTTATCTTGATATTCTTTTGGCAGATATACTTGTTCTGTTTCTAATTGGAGTAAAAGGGGATTCATTGCACTGCGTGAAAGTGTATTAAATTGTATCTGTTGTCCAGATTTAGTTGTAGATTTAAAAATAATATTCCACGGGTTGGGTTTTTGGCGACCGTCAGATGCTTCGACTAAATCTTCAACTCTTCTTAATTTACAACGTAATCTATAAGAATGTTTTATAACAGCTCTTTGTGGAAATCCGTTATCTGCAGAAACCTGGCAACCAATTAATGGAATAGATAAACGAAGTCTTTTAGGAAAAGCATTGTGAGAAATAGATAAAGGAGAACCATCATGTTGTCCAGTTAATTCAGATATTACAAATCTTTGTCCATATGTACCATCCCCTTTTGCACAAGCCCAAAGAGCATCGCCACTGAATTCTTGAAGTAATATATTATCTTGATAAAATTGTATCTGTTCAAATAAAAAATACCCAATACCATTTGTATATCCGTAAGATATACCAGATAAATCTGTAATCTTGGATGTCCAACAATTTTCGGCAAAGGTTGTCGGCAACCACGTTGGTAAATCAATTAAAATAGTTGGATTTCTCATTATATCTCCAACCAAATCAAAATCGAAATCTACAGTTCTTCCAAATTCTGCAGCAGCCTTCGGAGGCACTTTCCGAATTTCCTTTGTGGATGGTATCTGACCTGTATAGCTTGTGTCAAAGGGATATATACTTGTTTCTGTATCTTTGAAGAAATAGGTATCTTTATTTCCCCTTGCAACTAATTCATATAAGGAACCGTCTGCCCTTGCAGAATTTGCCATCTGCTCTTATCATCTTTATTTAATCATCATCGTGACGAATTATCCAATCTATAATACTTTGGTCTATCAACCAGGTATTATAGGTAAAACTATTATAAAATGTTCCCCATTCTGCTTCAGATGGGATGCGCCCCTTACAACGTCGGAAGAGATTCACAAAATACTCCTTTGACACAAGTACAGGTTCTTTAACAATATTAGGGATATTCCGAAGTTTCCTTAATAGATTAATTTCAAAATCAGTTAGCTCCATATTCATTTTGTTAGTATTTGAAGTAGAGGGGTGCGAGTTCAATTTTTAAGCAGGTAGTGCCATATCGGCTACTGCACGACTTAATCCCATAAGAATGGCTGTTGAATAAGAGATTTGAGTTGAGCTGACAACTTTCACGGCAAGTTCGCAGACAGGACTACCAACTGTAACAAGTCCTTGAAGAAATCCGGTAATTCCATCTGGAACGCAGAAATAATCATATAGCTTTACAGTACCATAATGCGTGCTATATGCAATCATTGTAGTTACACCGAGTTTTAGAAGTGCTTCCATTCTACACCTGGTCTTTTAATTCCTGGCTAGCCTTTAATAAAAAAGATGCATGTTTCCCTTGTAAAGCTGGAAGTGTTAAATATCCAGTTCTACCATGCCGGGCAAACTCTATCTTTTCTTCACGAGATTCTCCATTAGATATCCATATATCTAATGCAGATTTAGTAAGTCTATATCCTGGTTCTATATCTGTTAATCCAATCTCTTGGAGTTTTTTAAGAATAGTTATAGCCTCTCTTACACGATCCCCCTTTTCTTTTAGAACCATTGTAATCTGAATCTTATATCTAAGCTTTATCCCTGGCGTTTCTTTGACTGCTTACGTTGCTTACGTGTTTTACGTAGCTTGCGTGTTTTCTTCTTTTGGTTATGCATCTGCAGATGCATCTGCAGCCGCTTGCCACCTTTTGGTACAAAGTTGGGCGCATTCGGACGAAGGGGTTTGCGATTTATTGGCCAACGGCGTAATCCCATCGCTTCACGTTGATTACGTAAATTTCCCAAAGATTCATGATATTTGGCAATCTGTTCCTTTTTTGATAAATGTGCATATTCTGGATTATAATGTATTTTAGGATCGTACCCTTCATTTATAGGAGCAGCTGCTGCAGCTGCAGCAGCACCTCCTCCAGCTGCAGCTGCAGCTACAGGTTCATCTTCAGGTTCGGGATAAGCTTCATCTTCAGGGGCAGCTTCAGCATTAAATCTTCTCCTTCTATTTTCTATCATTCTTCTTACATTTGCCTCTGTTAATTCAGGAGGACCCATTGCCAA